GACGTCTATTGGCATACAATAGGCCTAAATAAGCATCTTTATCAATCTCGTGCGCATGTAGAAGGGAACTTATTCTTTGCTCAGCTAAATTTAGCTCTGCTTTAAGATCTTTTGCCTTCTTCTCCTTGTCGAGCGCATAAAGGAAGCAGTAAAACACTAATGGTATAGCTGTAATTAGTACTATCCAAGTTATAATTGTATCATTCATTGCCTTATCACTATTTAAGAAGATGTCCTATTTTAAACATATTTATCCAATATCATTGCGGTGATCAATACAGCTGCAGCACCGATAGCGGCAACTACAGTCCAGATGGCTAACAGCTGCACCTCTATGGGCAGAACTGTAAATTTCCTTAAGAGAGAGTTGTTTTTCATTGTACCGTGCGACCATACTATTGAATCTCGCTAAAGTGGAGTACAGCAACGTGGTTGAACCACTTGCCATTGTACTGAGATGCAGTGATGGAGAGGGTGAGGTTAACCTTTGTGCCTATAGCTGGTTCATTCACCACCGGTCCATCGCCGGAGAACAAGTCGACAGTAAGGGCGCTCGTGCGCAGTCCGTGCTCGTCGTCGGATGTCTCGATGAGGAAAGTTTTCTTCTCCCAATCACCTCCATCCTTCTTCTTTCCATTTTTCTTTTCAAGCAGGGCTTTTACTACGCCCTGAGTTGTTGTTATCATAATCCAGTTTTTTAATTAGTTTCTTGATTTGTTGTCTACACTGCCTCGCCTTATCTTGTTCTGATGGTCTATTACAGTAGTTGTCCACCAAAACAGAGCAAGCCTTCAGCAGATTCACTATATGTGTTACCTCCGTACGACTAATCGGAATTGGTTTGTATCGGTTCATAGTATTTTATCAACACTGATTTATGAGTCCTGTCATAATAAATCGCAGGCAGCGGTAGTGATGTGCGTACATAAGGTTCTTTCTCGCTGGGGCGAGTAAAATATTTGTCAAACTCCAAAGATGCCTCCTCTCTATTGATTGAAGCAATAGACATAGTGAGATTTTCGTCTATGCGAAATCGGAAGAGCTCCAATCCCTCGTTTTGTAAAATATTCAAATACTCCTTGTATTGCTTAATGTTGAGACGTCCTACGGGTATAGCGCCAAGTGCCGCAATGTCGGTTGGATTATTCAGATACCAATTGCTGCATGGGATGATGCGCAACCATGTCGAGTAGTTGTTCGTTACACGTTTGCTCTCCGTGAGCATAAGCGCCTGGTTTATCCATGCAGATATATTACAGCCCTCATCCTTCTTCCTCTGCAGGATGGCAGCGGTTTCTTCTGTTGGGCGGAATGTTATTGCTTTTTCCATGTTGTATTACAATTGTTACGGATGCAAATTTATTTCTATTGTGTATTACAGATAGTCCATCTTTTCAGATTTATGGCGAAAAGTGTTACACTCTGGCATTTGTTTTATCCCATCATCCGCAAGTTATCTGTCTACATTCGTTGCCAGTAATTTAAAGTATTTATTATGGCTGGTTTAATAGCGAGGATTAAAGAATCCCGAAGGAGAAGGAGACTCATTGATGGTAGTATACCCGACCCACCACTTGAAGGTATGGGCTACTATGCCATTAGTGGAAATGCGACTGAAAAGCCGACGCAGAACAACGAGGAGGTGGAGGGTGTTACACCTCCAATTAATGAGGATGCGGCGCCTGATGAAGTAGCGGTATATAATACACCCCTGTCAACTACAACTACTTCAGGAGGTACGGTGGCCGCTACGGCAATTAATGGAAGTGGAGGTGATGAAGCAGCTCCGGACGAGTACAAAACAACTGATGCATCTGCTATCGGCAATACCGTCACCACTGTTGATGACGACAATGATCTGGCACCTGATGAATACAGAACGTCCAGTACGGCCGTGAGTGCCGACGGACAAGGTGGCGTAAAGACAGAGGTTCCAAACCTTTGGAGCATGAGCTATGCGGACGCTATCAAGCAGCAGAAAAACATCACTCCACAGCAGTGGCTCTATGAGACATCGAAGTACCGCAGAGAGAATGGCCTTGACCCATTGAGCTATGAGGAGATAGGACTTGTGGCCTCTTCAGGTAAGGATATTGGTAAGAGTGAAGAAGAACAAAAGAAAGAGGAGAAGCGCCTGTATGGGGCTGAATTATTTAACTCCTTAGGCGGTTTCCTTGCCAACCTCGTCAACTATGGGCGTACAAGACAAGGCCACGCTGCCATGAATCTTGCGGAGGTAGGTAAGGCAGGGCAGGAGAGAATCAACAAGATTCGCGAGTATCGAGACAAACTTGCCAAGGCAAATTATGATGATTACATAACCAATGTGGCAAGAGACCGTGCAGAGAGTGCTCGTCGGGAAACTCTCCAAGCTTCTCGCGAGGCACAGCAAACAAAAACTGAGCAGTGGCTAAAGGAGTATGAACTAAAGAAAAACAAGATTGACAACGATGCCAAGCTTAAGACATGGGAGCTTACCCTGAAGGACAACTGGAATAATATGAATTACGACCAGAAGGAGAGAGCCATGAAGATAAGGGAACAGTACCAAAACAGAATGGCTGGAGCGGCAGAGAGAAGAGCAGCGAACAGCGGAAGTGACAGCAGTACTGTCCGTGAGACGGTAACGATACCAAAGGTGGGAACTTTCACTCGTAAGTCGACACTCTCTCAACTTGAAGCAAGAGACCTTGTGAACGCTTTCGGTACAGACGAACAGAAGGCGGCAATTTCATCTCAGTGGTCTTATGGAAGCACTCCGGACTACGTAGGTTACGCAAGTCAAGTCATTCAGTCGGGCGCTGTGCCAGAGGATGAGCTTATAGCCAGAGGCTTTGTAAAGTCGAAGGCTGCAGCAAGTGAGAACCTTTTGCCCGGAAGAGAATCCAGTACGTATGGATCATTATTACCCTAAATTATTTTATTTATGGACGATAAGAGAACCGCATTATATAACAACCTGATTAAATCGGGAAAGGTGAACGCCACAGAAATCGGTGGCTCCGCCGACGAATTTAAGAAATATATCAAGGACGAGACCAGCGCGCGTGAGTTCTATAAGAACTTGATGAGTACCGGTCGTTTCAAGGATGAGCTTGGCTCAGCTGATGATTTCTACAACCGTATCAGTCCGGACTTTACACCTGCATCCACAGAAAATGCTGTGGAACCGCAGAATGCACAAGATCAGACAGAGGAGGTACAGATGCAGCCTCAGCCTCAGGAACAAGTTGAAAAGCCTGCCACCACTGCACCGACATCGTCGCTCATTACGGGGATGGAGGAGCAGACCGAGAAGGAACCTCAGCAGAAGAAGGAATCCATCTGGGATAAGCAGACGGGATTGTTCGACTTTGCAGAGGGTGGAGTGGAAAATCTACGAAGGATAGCTAATGACGATGACATTCACACACGTAGGCTCCTTATGGATGAGGCCGACAAGATGTGGAATGGCAATGTTAAGCTAATGGTCGATAAGGCTATAGAGGAGAATAAAGATGCCGCAAGGAACGTATTGGAAGGTAACGACCCGACATCTCCGACATACCGAAGCAAGTTTGGCGGAACGTCGGCATCTGCCTTCATGCCACCGACAGCAAGAGGCATATTGACAGGGCGTGCCGTAGCCAGAGCAAGCGACCCCCAGAAGGTGATTGACAGAGTCTCCAACTACCTTGACGAGCAAGACAAGAAAAAAGCTCAGGAAGGAGGAGAGGGGACAGGTGTTCCGGACAAGAGCTCCGCTATCATCAGAGACCGATTGATGAAGAAGGTTTACAACTACCTCGTAGAACAGCAGGTGCCACAGAACAGTGCGGAATACATCCTCCGTTCTATGTTCGATTCAACTACCGGTCAATTTGCCAAGCTCCTGGCAGGTAAGAGTGATGTCGCTAAGCAGATAGAACAGGAGGCTATGCAGCGCTACAACGCTTCCGGCATGGAAAAAGCTGGAGCTATGGCTGCATCCGTCGCGGCAGACCTTCCGCTTATGGCTGTAACAGGCGGAATAGGAGAGGCAGCAGGAGCTACCACGGCCAAGCTGGTTGCTCGTGGTGCATTGAAGCGCATGGCAGAGCAGGGCGTGAAAAGCGAGGTGGCCAAGGCTGTAGCCAACAGGGCAATACAGCAGACTGGTATGAAGTATGGCATCCGTATGGCATCGGAGGCGGCGAACTTCGCCTCATTGGAGGGCATAGGCAGTGCAGTTTCTCAGATGTACAACGAAGGCACGGTTAGCCCATGGAAACTGGTGGTCGACACCGCTAAGGGTGGAGTGACCGGTGCGACTATGGGAATATTCGGTGGAGCCAACGAGACCGTGCAGCGCTATATGGAGCGCAATATGGGCAAGGCGTTAGGCAAAACATTAGGATACTCCAGCTCACTCGGCGGACGTACTTCAATACTTGTAGGCAGCAGCGTTCTCGGCCAGTATGTCAACAATCCCGATTTCGACATTAATGATGTCGACTGGACGGAGGAAGTTACACACGCGGGCCTGATGAATGTGGGCTTCGACGTGCTGGGCGCCGCAAAGAAGTTTGCTGCGCAACGAGGTATGCCAAAGTTTAATGTTGACGACGTGAATCTGACAAAGGAGGAGATAAGACAGCTGAATAGTGCAGGCATCGAAGGTAATAATGCACTGGAATTGTCTGAGTCGCTCCTTAAGAGGGCTGACAATGGGTTTACCATGAAGAAGATTAATGGCGATGTCGAAGAAGTGACGGGGGCACTGGAGAACAAAGGCGACGTGTTGGTTAGTCTCCTTGAAAACCCGAACGTGGACCTGCAGACAAAGATGAAGGTTGCTTATCTTATGACAGGCAATATCTATAGACTGGCTCCATCAACAGCGGTGTCTAATGTTGAACAGAACGAAGATGGCTCATTCCGTGTAGACACATTCAACTCAGCCGGCCAGGTTAATGAATCGAAGCGTTTCAAAACAGCAGACGAGGCTGAGTCATACAAAAAACGCACGGAGAACACTACGAAGCGCAATCAAGTCGATACATTAGAGAGAATGATGTTCGATGCGTCTAAGATGGCTAACGCGACAAGAGTGTTTGACATAGTAGCTCAGCAGTATGGCATGACCAGAAAGCAGGTAGTTGACATCTTCTCCGATGGGCGCAATGGTAAGTTTGACAAGCTTGAGGACAAGGGTGGCTTCACTATGCCCGGTGTAGACTATGATAGAGAAAAGAAGATCTATGAAACCATAGAGAATGTCATTAAGAGCACCAAGCTTGAAGATGACTACACATATGGCACTAACCGTCTGAAGGATGCAATAAACAATGGCTACGGACAGAAGAGCGGTTGGATTGATGGCTTGCTCAAAAAAGATTATAGCACCCTCAATGAGACCGAGCGACGTGCGGTGGACGACTATGTTACTAATATGCAACTCACACTTAAGGGAGAAAAGTCAAGGACAAGAGACGAGGAGTCAAGGAAGTTGCTGGAGTCGCAGGAAGGTGCAGGTCCTGAACCACCTAAAGGCGACACTACACCACCTACAGAAACACCTGCCCCACCAACAGATGAAAGTGCTCCGGAGACACCTACTGATGAATCACAGATGGGACAACCGGAAGGGAAAGCACCTGTCAATCCTATTACAGCCCGAGGTATGGAGATGTACCAGCGCCACGACCCACGAGAGATGTACCGTCAGAAGGGAAGAGTCGCTATTGCAAGCAGACGTTTACAGCAGCAGAGTGGCATGAGTGAGAGTGATGTCGATGCGCTTACAAAGATGGAGCCTGAGCAGCGTCAACAGGTATTGGGCGGCATGGCTCCGGAGGTGCGCCGTTTGGCGGAGGATTATCTGGAACAGTCGGAAGTGCTTGAAGGAATATATGATGCAATGTATGAAGCTCATGGACCAGAGGTGAAGGCTGCCGAAGAACTTGTAGCGAAGATGTCTCCCGACAAGGAGGGCAACGTACATGTGGTGCCATTAGGTAAGTACGGCTCTCCGACAGAAAAGCATGGCGTGGTTGTAGGAGGACTTGATTCCAATGGCTCAATCAGTGACCCTGAAGGAAGAGTTATGGTAGTCCCAATAAAAACCGATGGTAAGGGACATCCCACATATGGGAACTTCTCCACTTTTGATGAGGCAAATGTCCGTGCCGTGAAAACAAATGGGATGTATCTTGTTGGGAAAGACGATATCATAGATGGACTATTGTCTGAATATAATAAGGATATGGATATGGTGACATCTGCTCCAATCATACCGGGCAGCACAATAGACGTGATGATAGACCCACGCGACCCGAAATCGCACACAAAGGTCAATGTGCTGGAACAGACAGCGAATGGCTACGTAGTACAAGAAGAGGGCTCTCCTGTACAAGAGCATATCGATGCAAAGACGTTGCAAAACATGGTGGATAACGCCATCAACGATGATATCAGTCGAGAGTATGCTGAGGCTGACCGTAAATATGCCGAAGAGCAGAAAGCGGCTGAAGAGGCGCGCATCGCTCAGGAGAAGCAAGCGGAAGCCGAGGCTCAAAAACAGGCAGAGGCAGCAAAGACAGCAGAGGAGCAGAACCAGCAGGTTGAAGTTCAGACTGATGGCGAGACTGTACAGGCACAACCGACTAACGTTGTGACACAGCCGGCAGAGACACAGACTCCCATGAGTCCGATTGCAAAGCTGGCGAAGTATCCTGAGGGTCATCCGCAGGCGGGCAGACCGGACTATGAGTCGAGCAAACCGGAGGACGTAAAGGATTATCTTACAGAGACCTTTGGCGGAGCTCAGCAGGCGAAGGATGCGGTTGCGGGAAAGCTGAAGGAGCTGAAGAAGAGGTTCAACGCCCAGAGAAAGAAGGTAGAGACGGTTGAGGACAATATCAACGAGTCGGACTTCGACGAAGATGAAGCAGCAAAGAGTGCAGAATACTTGCAGCAGCAGAGAGATTCCCTTGCTACCATCCAGAAGAGCATAGACTACTGGAAGGGTGTGAATAAAATGATAAAGGTTCCTTCGGCTCCGAGGAAACGCAGTAACAACCGGAAGCCGACCATGTCGCCTGAATATACGCAGGCTCAGAAGGAGTATGCAGGTAACGACGCCGCGATGGAGATTCTGGGCAACCTGGAGCCGCAGACAGCGGTGGAGGTGGCTACGGAGTTTCTCAGCAATCCGAGCGTGATGTTGATAAGAGATGAGTTCTTGAAGGAGACTGGCTACGGCGCTGGAGATGCGAAGAGGTTTGCCTTTAAGTTCGCCGGCAAGGATAAGGGAGGCATCTCCCTGAGAGAGGCCGGGGAGAAACTTATGCTGTGGGATATGGAGCATGGTTACAACCTTCTTGATCAGAACGACCCTATGGCTGGTGTGAATGCTATACTCGAAGCCTTCCATTGGGCAGAGAAGCCGAGTGATCTGAGGCGCATGATAGAGCGTAATCGTGTAGAACAGGCAAGATTGCAGTTTGAGCATGACAACGAAGAGATGGACCGCTACGAAGAGGAACAGAAAGAGCGTGCGCTGACAGAGCGTGATGCAAACGAAGCGCTCCTCGAGGAGCAGGCAAAATTCTATAACGAATATGAAAACAGCGAAGAATATTTAGAGAATAACGCTAACTTTGGAGACACTAAAAAGGAAGATTATGAGAGAAATGGAACCGTGGGAGGAGCTGCTTCAGGAGAGAGCCAAGCAGATAGCCAGAGAGAAGATGGAGGAGGCGGCCAAGGACTTCAAGCTGTACAACCAACTGGCAGCACAGATGAAGAAGGAGGCACAGCACCAACCGGCACTGGTGAAGTACTACGAAGAACAGGTCAAGAGGGGGCGCAAGCCGGGACTGGCCTTCATGCTGACGGTGGAGTTCTGGCTGGAGGCCAAGGCGTTCGTCCAGATGAAGGGAGCACGAGAGAGGGCGATGGCTCAGCGACAACAGGAGAAAGAATAGCCGAGGCAGAGCAGCAGGTCAACACCAACCCTACCGAAGCTCAGAAAGAGGCTGGCAACTACAAGAAGGGGCATGTAAAGGTGGGTTCATTCGATGTCACCATCGAGAACCCACAAGGCTCTGTACGTCGTGGCACTGATGCCAACGGCAACAAGTGGGAGACCACCATGCAGAATAGTTACGGATACTTCCGTGGCACTGAGGGCGTGGATGGAGACCACATTGATACCTTCCTCTCTAACGATATTGACAGTTGGAACGGTCAGAATGTCTACGTTGTGGACCAATACAACGAGGACGGAACATTCGATGAACATAAGGTGATGCTCGGTTTCAACGATGAGAACGAGGCAAGAAGGGCTTATCTGAGCAATTATTCAAAGGATTGGGCAGACAAGCATAAGGTTGTTGTGACCACATCTCCGATGGACGACTTCAAGAAATGGATTGACAGCAGCCATCGCAAGACGAAGGCTTTTGCTGAGTATTCTAAGGTGAAGCGTGCGCAGAAGGAGCTTGAAGGTTACACTGATGAGCAGCTTCAGCAGCGCATTGATATTGCCAAGAAGGAGATTGCGGAGCTGGAACCGTGGCAGAGCGAGAAGCGCGACGTGAAGCAGGGTATTATAGATAGATATACTGCGGAGCTGGAGCGCAGAAAGGCAGCAGCGGAGGCGGAGAAGGATGTTAAGCAGCCGGAGGTGAAGGATAAGGAGCTGAAGGAGGCTGACGAGGATACACTGGAGTTGCTGGCGGAGGACTTCGAGGAGATGCTCGGAGAGACTCCGCACGACGAGCACCTGAAGGAGCAGCTGGAGGACATCCTGAAGGAGATCTCGATTCGTGACGCGAAGGCGGGGCGTGAGTCACGCGAGGAGCGCATGAGAGTGAGAGACAAGAACCTGGGGGATGCTATCAGACGCGGAACGGCGGCAGGCAAGCACTTCATAAAGGATGGATACGTGGCGCCGATGGTTCGCGACCTGATGGAGAAGATTTGTCCGCAGGCCGTGGAGGGTGGCATCACAGCCATGCCGCTCAGCAAGATGCGTGACCTGATTGAGGAGCTACGCAAGCGTGCTGCCGACGTTACCGACAAATGGAACGCAGCGGAGCAGATGCAGGAGGGTCTGCTGTCGGGCTACGCAGACGCCCTGGAGAACTATATCGACTCGAGAAGAGGCATGGACTGGGCCAACACTGCCGGCTTCAGTAACATCACATTCAGTCCCGACGACCCGACAGCTGTCTATCCCGCCAAGCTGGCGAAGGGAGAGAGAGATAGATATGTCGATACATGGAACAAGCTCTTTGCGAAGGGAGAGGCGAAGCCGAAGCACATAAAGTATGGCTATACGACATCGCTGGTGAACCTACCGTATGAGACGAAGCAGAACAGAGAGGCGTTTGACACCCTATACAACCTTATGGACGGAAGTGGTCAGGCGCTGGGACGCAAGTGGCTCGATCACGATAACAAGAGAGCATTCTACAGCAACTCGACGGTGAACTTCTACGACCCTGAAACTAACGCCGTGTATGAGGTGACGGTGACAGAGGGCGACCGTCAAGGCCGCAACAAGCGTCTGCTGGTGATGAAGTTAGAGTACGACAAGATGCCGGCAGCAGAGGGCGCCAAGAAGGAAGTTGAGGAGAAGTCGAAGGCATCCATCGAGGAGACCAACAAGCGCCGAATGAATGATATTGAGGCACAGTATTCCGATAACGAGAGTAAGATTTCTCAGTTACAAGAGGAAATTGACAACCTGCAGCCAGAGGATGAGGCTAAGCGAGGCGACCTTGAGACTCAGATTATAGAGATTGAGGCAGATCAGCACGATTTGGAATCGGAGTATAACGGCCTGAAGCAGATGAACGAAGAGAGCGCCGCACTTGCTAAGGCCGAGAAGGAGGGACTGGACATCGTGGAGGAGGCATCAATGCCATATATCACGAAGCGTCAGAAGGAGCTGAAGTCAGCACATAACGGAGCGCTGGTTCTCTTCAGAAACGGAGACTTCTACGCATGCTACGGCGAAGATGCCGACACCGCCAATAAGGTGCTTGGTGCTACTAAGACTCTAAAGGATGGAACACCACTCGTGCTGTTTCCTTCAAATAAGCTCGACGAGTATCTACCGAAGCTCATTCGGTCGGGTGCGCGTGTGGCTATATCCGACGAGGTGGAGAATAAACGTATAGCCAAGAAGGCTCCGAGAGCAAAGAAAGAATCAGGTCTATTTACCGGCGATTTGTTCTCGCAGCCTCCCGTGACGGAGGTGGTTCCTACTTCTGATGGTGGTGTGATGGAGTTTTCAAGCTTCGGAGGCCTTAACTCAAAGACCGGAGAGTTTGCATACGTAGAGCGTCAGTTTACGAAGAGCGGAGAGTTCAGCTTTACAGGCTCCGAGAAGATAGAGAGTTCAGATGATGTGGCTTACATCTTCCGTTCATTGGAGAATAAGGCAATAGAGAATGTTTTCGTGGTATTGGTGAAGGATGGAGTCCCGACAGTGGTACATATCGGCATGGGTTCGCCAAATGCCTCTCCTGCAGATTTATCGGCAATTCGTTTGGCAGCCCAGAAGGCAGGAGGAGTGGACCAGGTCTACATGGTACACAACCATCCGAGCGGAAATCTCGCGGCCAGCTCACAAGATCGTAACCTGCTCGACACCATATATGAGATGTTTGACGATGATGTAGTTCAGCCAGGCATTATCATAGACACAACAAGCGGGAAATATGGCATATTTATTCCTGTGGAGGGAGCACCAATAGAAAGAGTGCGCCCAAAGGAGGGCGGCAACGTTCCTCTTGATGTGCTCCGTTTTGACAAGCAGGTATTTTCTCCTGATTTTGATCTGTCATCTCTCAGCAGAATCCGTTCGGCAGAAGATGTGGCAGCGCTCGTGTCTTCACAACGCTTGGGCGATTGTGATAAGATAAGCTTCCTTGTTCTTTCCAATAGCAACAATGTAGTGGCTAATATTCACACTACTTATAGCAACCTTACTAATGATAATATAGAGGTTCTTGCTAAGCAGATAGCGGATAATGCTGTACGTTTTGCGGGCACAAGAGTTGTTGTATATGGGGATTTCGCAAGCGGCACGGATAGCATTAAGCGATTGAATACAAGAATCTCAGTATTGTCCGGAAAGTCAGTGAGGTTGCTTGACCTCATCAAGATAAGGGATGGTGATTATAATAGCGCATCCGAGTATGGTCTCTTGGACGAGCCTGAGGCGAAATACGGACCACAGGGAGTGGCCGAACCTGCCGGAAGGAAGAAACAAGATGACGATAAGAGTCTTGTCGGTGTACACAATATTAGCGAAGAAAAGCTCGAGAGTGCGTTGAAGCTTGGAGGATTGGCTAACCCAAGTGCGGCTGTCGTTGACCTGAGTGTTGGAGGACACAACAAATATGGTGAGATTTCACTTGTTATGCCCTCATCGCTTGTTGACAAGAAGAGTGGGCGGAATGCCGGCACATGGGCGGCTGATGCATATACGCCGAGGTTCCCATCGACTACAAAGGAATTTGGGAAAGATGGTGCAAAACTATTAAGTGAGTATGTAAAGGGCCTTCCGGACGGAATGGATGAATATATGTATAACGTATTCCAACAATATGTGGACGTAGGCAATTCTCCCGCTCCACTGTCCTATCTATTCCTGCATGAGAAGGGAGAAGTTCCTAAAACTCTGTACAAGGAGCCTAAGTATGATACGGGCATAGTTGATGCGCTGAAGAAGAATGGACTACTGACTAAGGATGTGTACTCAATGAGTGACGCCGAACTTCAGAAGCTTGCCGACATTTATGCGGACGTTAACTATCCGGATTCAAAGAATACTTTCAATAAGGATGGCAAGAGCGTATTTGATTCACTCAAAGAAGAAGGCGTGTTTGATGCAGAAGCGCTTGGCAAAGGAAGACTGAATCACTTCCAGAATGCTGTAAATAGGAGCATCCGACAAACGGGCAAGGTGGACTATGCCAAGATGGGTGAATACTCCTATGAGGAGGTGAAGCGCAGAGGTATGGTGGATGAGTTCTATAAGTGGGTCGCGGACAAAGAAAAGGAATTTGGCGTGAAAGAGATGATCTATGCCGGCATGACACCAAGCGGAACCCGAAAATATCTGCCACTTACACTTGAAAATATTTCGAAGATAATGAAGAAACAGGGACGCGCCGGCAGCGAAAGTTTCTTCCACGACAGTCCTGGCGGCGTACGGGCGCAACTCTCCAAGAAACTCGATTCTCTTGAAACTATTAGAAAGAACAAAGGTCGTCTCGTCGATTCTGAAAAATTTGGACCAATAGCCGGAGCTATTAGTGATAAATATTTCGAGCTGGCAAATGAAATATTCAGAGGTGACGGAGGGGAACTTGCGGATGTACTTAAGGCGAAAGACATGGAAGCTGTTGCAGAAAGTTATGGAATAAACCTAAGTAATTCAGAGATGAAGAAACTGACTGAGTTCCGTGACTTCCTGAAGGAAGCACCGACGGAGTACTTTGAAACGAAGTTCGAGCGTCCCGTTGGGCTGGAGGAATTTGCAGCGGCTGTAGTGCCGAGTGATGCAAGTGCTGACATTAAGGATGCACTCTCAAAGAAGGGGCTGCAGATATACGAGTACAAGAGAGGCGATGAGGCAGACAGAAAGAGAGCACTGGATGAGGCCGCATCATCCAGTGAGGATATAAAATTCTCCATCCGCAAGGGTGATGCTCCGAAAAAGACGGGAATTGGCTATAAGGTGTTCGCACTGAAGGATGGTAAGCTCTATCCGCCGATGGTGGCTAATCCCGGAGGTAAGGATACGCCTGTTGGCATATGGCTCAATGCAGACGCAGCACCTGTCGTAGGCACAAGCAAGACTGGCCGTCTGAAGGTGAAGGCTGGAGGCAAGGGCACGCAGGGCGGCAGCGGCACATTAGCATATCGCCCAGGTTGGCACTTGGGAGAGATTCCATATGCCTTGCAGTTCAATCGTGTGAATCCCGATACCGGTGCAAGAGAGCTCTTCCCCAACAACTTTGTATGGGCAGAGGTGGAGTACGCCAATGATGTGGACTATCAGGATGAGGCCATGAGTTACGGAATGAATCCGAGCGGAAAGTTCCAACACTCACTGGCAGGACTCCCAAAGGTCCCCGAGAATGGTTCCTACAGATACCGCACCAACCCTAATCCGGAGACAGACCCGTGGATCATCACCGGCGCTATGCGTGTGAACAAAATTCTCACTCCTTCGGAGGTGGATAAGATTGTCCGTGATGCAGGTCGTGAGCCGCAGCCAAGGCAAGAGGGCTCCGTTACCGACGAGCAGGTCAATGCGCTCAATGAGCAGATGACGCGCGGACGTTTCATTGGCGAGAAGGGTGCGGCGCAACTTGACAAGGCACAGGAGGCTACAACGCGTATGGACAACCTGAATGTGGCAAAGGATATGGAGAAGTCCGGCAAGAAGGCTCAGATCATTAAGATTGCTACTGGATGGGAGAAGGGCGCTGACGGTAAGTGGCGCTATGAAACACCCGACTTCAAGATGAAAGAGGGTGAGGACTTCTATGGTTTGCGTGATAAGGCCTACGATGAGTACATGGATGCAAAGAAGGCACACGAGGAGATATACAAGCAGCTCAACCGCATCGATGACGCTATAGATAAGTATCCACGTCGTGGACGCACCGAGGCGCAGAGAGAGGCCGTGGCTGAGCTGAACAAAAAGCGTAAGGAGATAGCTAAACAGCTTGAAAAAGCAAGTGATGCTGAGTATGAGAAGTCGCGTGCGTATGACGCTTCAAAGATGGTCAAGGCAAAGCTCTCGGACTGGATAGAGGACGAGGAACTATTCAAGGCGTATCCGGAACTTGCGGACGTCCCAATAGAGGTGAAATATATGTCATCCCGCGGAGCTTATATACCGAACCCACGCGGTGGGGAAATCGGGAGGATAGAGATGTCGAACGACATGCCATTGGCTCAGTTCAGGAATGTCCTTGTGCATGAAATTCAGCATGCGATACAGGACATTGAGGGCTTTGCTGCAGGTGGAAATGTCAGAATGGTAGAGAATGCCCGTGCTAATATAGAGTGGGCGCTGGGTGGACTCTTCTCTGACATGAAGAGCAAGGGACTCGGAGATTGGTTGATAAAGCATCCCACAGAGGATAGACTGAAGGCCATCAAGGAGTTTGCCAAGGCACTCCCCGAAGAGGAGCGAGAGAACGCGCAGCGTGCCATCAAGAGACTCGACGATATGATTGAGGAGTATGGCTCGTATGTAGGGAACCCAGACGAATCGGCATACGACGTGTACAGACGTTTCAGCGGCGAGGTTGAAGCTCGGAATGCGGCGAACAGAGCAGGCTTCTCCCCCGAGAACAGACGGAATGTCCTTGGCAGCGAGACAGAAGATGTCGCACGTGAAGATCAAATTTTCATCGAAAATGCACTTGGCAATAGCAATGAATCATTATCTTTGCCTGCACATGAGAATCTTGAAGCTCTCAACGAGGAGATTGACCGCATACAGACTATGACGGTGAACGCTCCAAGAGGCATCGTGGCAATGACAGCGAAGGATATTCTTGATGCTTACCCCAATATCGACCCGGTGACATACGCCAAGGTGATTGAGGCCGGAAAGAATCCGGATGCTCTGGCTATCTATGTGCCACAGATGGATGAGATTGTGATGTTCCCGAAGCATGGTACTGTTGGGGAGATACGCAATTCCAAATGGCATGAGAGTTTTCATAGCGGTTTCGAAAAGGTGTTTAAGAACAAGACCTTTAAAGACCGTGAGAAGATAATAGATGCAGCAGCACAGGCGAGGGCGATAGATCCAGAGCTTAGCGATTGGATAGATGAGACATATAAGACCAATTCTGACGAGGAGAAGATAGTTCACTTGATGGAGAAGGTCGTTTCCGACATGCAGGAGAATGGCACAATAGGAAAGCTCAAGAATGGCATCAGCTTCGGCGATGAGTACACTGAGCTTAACGAGATAGCTAACGATATACTTAAACAAATATTAGGAGGACTAAATGATGGAAAAGAAAGGACCGTTTATCGTAACACCAGAGATGCAAGAAAGGATGCGGCAGGACACTCGACGCAAGATAGCAGAAGGCAGAATGAGACCGACACCTCAGTTTTACGCCGAGGGCAGGGAAGAGATTCCACTGACGCCGGAAGAAGAGAAGGAGCTGGAGGAGTACAGAGCAAAGGCCAGGGCAAAGTGGGACGCTCGGATGAAGGAACAACAGAAGTAAACAATGATACAAAGTATCGCTTTATAGGCGAGCTGGGTGCCGCCCGACTGGATAGAGCCAAAGAGGCTACGACACGTCTTGCCAACCTGGATGTTGCCAGACAGATGGAGCGCTCCGGCATGGATGCCAAGGCTATCAAGATGGCGACAGGATGGGAGAGAGGTGCTGATGAGAAGTGGCGCTATGAGCAGCCTGACTATAAAAGAACCAGTTCGCAAGGAGATGCACACCCCGAACGTCACAGTCTGTCTAAGGAAGAGTATGAAGAGCTTGAGAGGCTTGATGAAGAGGCTATGGACGCTTCTGATAAAGCCAAGGAAATATACAAGCGAAGGGGCGAGGATTCTGTATATCATTCTGCAGCAGAGGAGTATGTTACAGGAGGCATGGATGAGGCAAAGGTCAAAAGGTACTTGTCGCTAAGCAAAAAGTATGACGAACTTGATAGCACTCAGAGGTATCTCGACGACTACATTGATGATGATGACCTTTTTAAGGCATACCCTGAGCTTAAGGACGTGAAATTGAATATCGAGTACAGAGATACTAATCCGCTGGGAGGACTTATGGGTTCTTATAATCCTGAGACCAATACCATCACGCTTTATCATGGGTTTGATACAAGCACTCTCGCTCATGAAATACAACATTCTATTCAGAGAATCGAGGGATTTGCTAAAGGCGGCAATATGAAAATAGTAAAAGCTGCCAAAAACAATATTCGTGAAACGAAAAAAACAATAAGCCGTCTATTTGAATCTGATAGGGACTATAAGAAGTGGGTAGACAGCCTTGATGAGGATGAGCTAAATGAAATGGAAGGGGATAAATATGATGATGGACGCCAGTTCGGAATGTATTATAGGTACCTTGATACATTGGAGCAGAATGCAGAAACACATAGTCTCCGTGAAAAGTTGAATAATGCGAATGATTTTATTAAGCAGAATCTCAAAGATATTGGTTTGGATCGTTCGGATTGGCAAGATATAATAAATAAAGACTCGTATGAAATATACGAGCGCTTTGCAGGTGAAACAGAGTCCCGCAATGTTCAGGAAAGAGAAAATATGACTCCCGAGCAGCGTCGTGCATCGCTTGCCAGCGAGACAGAGGATGTTGCTCGTGAGGAGCAGATATATCGGACGGACGATGATGGTGGAGTCAGATATTCTATCCGTAAGCCGAAGCGCAGAGAGGGCGAGACACTTGGAGCCTTCGCAAAGCGCCTGAAGGAATATGAGGAAAAACTTGAAGCCCAGAAGGCATCGCGCGAGATAGAAAACGCCGATGGTAAGGACAAACTTAATGATGAGTTGAGCAACCTTTCGATGGAGATGATGGCTCACCCGTCCCCTGTCCGTCAATCAGGCGAGAGCGATGCCGACTTCTCTGCACGTCAGAGCGAGTGGGAGAAGTGGAACGCCGAGCGCCGTCCGGAGATTGAGAAGAGGCTGAACGAGATTCGTAAGCAGACCCTTAAAGAACGTGTTGTCGAGAGAGATAAGGAGATAGATGAGGCTGATGCCATGTATCGTGGTAAAGCTCCGTCAAAGGATGCACCGGAAGGCTTTGAACCTGACGCTCCCGACAGCGTAAACAATCTCACCAAGGACGAGATGAGAGAGGTGCGCCAGAGCGCAGAGGAGCGTCTGCAAGATATGCAGATTCTCACCACCAAGGAGCAGGCGAAGAAGGACATCCACAACGAGATTATAGAGCGTCGCCGCTACATAGACTCAAGTAACCTCGAAGATGCAATCTTCGTTGATGACCTGAAGAAGGCCGCCGGCAAGAACAGCAAGCAAGTCCTTAAGGACATCCCTGCTTATATAGAGGGAACCTACGAGGGCAAGCCAAGCGAGGAGCTTGTCAAGACAGCCAAGATGGTCAGCGACTGGTTTGAGGAGTGTTACAACCTGATGGCTCAGGAGGGCGTACTGTATGGCGCGCCGCAAATACAGAACTACGTGACTCACATTTGGGACTGGGGACGTAGTCCTAAGGAGGCGCAGGAGAAGTATAACGCCTATGTTAATGCTATGCGTATGCGTTCTCCGTTCACTCGTCACCGTGTCATCCCGAGCTATGCAGAGGGTATTGCAATGGGTATGGTCCCGAAGTATGATGATATCACGGGCATCATCACCGAATACGGCCATTACGCCACAGAGACTATCGCTAACCATCGTATGGTAGAGTTCTTGAAGAACTTTAAGATAGCCATTCCCGGCGGTAAGGATAATATGCCGATGAATGTAGATATTATCGTATCGGATGATGTCAGAGACCCTATGTATTCACGTATGAATAACACTGCGCTTGAAGGCTATAAGGTGCTGAACATTATAAAGCCGATGATAACACCTGTGTTTGGTGACCAACATATTCTTGATCATTCGCAGCTCAATTCGTTTACCAATAAGTTGATTAATGGTATATGGGTAACGTCGAGCCTGATGAAGAAGATAAATCTCGGTTTCTCATTCTTCCATCATGGAGCATTGACAGAGACGGCGGCTGCTATGCTTGGCCCTGCTCGTGCCGGCAAGGTGATTGCTAAGGACTTGATATGGGATGTCATCACCAAAGGCAATATACCGGCGATGAACAACAAGGAGGCGGCGCGCGACGCTGTGAAGCATCTCGTTTCTCTCGGCGCTACCAATGACTATGCTATATCGGATGTACAGAACTTCACCTCCACGATACGTAAGCTTGCTGAGGATAAGAATATACAGGGCATTAAGCAACTCACGCAGATGGTAGACTTCCTCAATAAGGGATTTGACAAAGTGTTGTGGGATGTTATCCATGACGGATACAAGGTGGCATCGTTCACCAAGATGGCAAAGGAGATACGCGCCGAAGGAGCAAGCAAGGGATGGACTGAACAGCAAATAGAGAATGCTCTTGATGAGGCTGGGCAACTTGTAAACGACACGTTTGGAGGGCTCCATTTTGATATCCTTGGCTATTCGCCGAAGACTGTACGCATTATGCGTGCGTTGTTGCTCTCTCCTGACTGGACGTTAGCTACAATCAGGCAGGCGCTCTCTCCGTTTGGGTATGGACGATTGTACAATGACGATGGAGTATGGAACGCAATGTTCAAGGGAGAACCGGCAAGTAAGGTGCGCCGCAAGTATGGCCGTCAGTTCTGGCTAACAGCAGGTATTTTCTTCTACGGTATGATGAACGGGCTGAATGCCTATTTCCGCAGTGCCGATGAGGAGAATGAGAAACGTAAGGCTGATGAGATGCGTAAGGTCGACCCTGAGTACAAATCACCATACGAGTTGGCCTATCCAGACGGAATGAAATGGTACGACTACACAATGCTCGGCAATACTCTTACTCATCAGACTCATCTGTTCACCGGAAGGTATAGCGATGGAACAGAAACCTACCTACGTTGGGGAAAGCAGTTCAGAGAGCTCCCTGAACTATTCTTTGGACGTGATGGATTGAGTTTCCCTGGTCCGATGATTGATAAGATGGCTGGCAAGGCTAATCCGCTCATGTCAACGGCCTTCGAGTTTATAAGCGGTCATTCGCTTAGTGGCTGGGAGAATCAGGACATGAAGGATAAGAAGGGCGTGGAGCGAGACGTGGCAAGACTCTATATGCTAAGCAAGAAGTTCCTGCCATACTCCATACCGACACAGGAGGATAAAGACTTTATGTTTATGGATTTGCTTATGCCATCGTCTAAGGGCTTTACGCCTGGTAAGGCTATCACAAACTTCGACAAGGCGATCAAGAGCGGCGACAGCTCGTTTGTCGAAAAAGTATATAATGCCTGTGTAATGAACGGGCTCAACCCCGAGAAGCTGTTTAATGTTACTAAGGCTAAGATTGAGGCCGAGGCTAAGCAGAATCAGCTGAAGGATGTGGAGACCGTTGACGACGCACAGAAGCTCTTTAATCAGACAAACTCCATTAAGGAGCGCAAACGCCTGAAACGCTATATCGAGCAGCAATTAGGAGCACAGGACTACCATGCTATCAGTCAAGCAGAGATGGTGGAGAAGGCTAAGGAGATTATCAACGGCGAGGAACAAGCGACAACCAAGGCGGACGACCGATATATCGGTCTGTCAACATCTAACGATGTGATGGAGGATTATCGTCTACGCAAGACGTTAGCCGGTTTGAAGAAGTATCACGACGACTTTACCGCACTCCAGCAAGATGATCCAGAAGCCGCACAACGTATGGCTAAGGAGAAGGGCAAGTTCCTCCGTGGTTACAAGATGACCGTGAAGGCGCGCTCCGCAATGTCAAGGATGAAGCGCTCACTTGGCCAGCCCAATGTTGACGACGAGAAGGTGATGGACAATATCCGGCAACTTAGAGAGCAATGGAAGGAGGCTATGGACAATATGAAATAGAGATAGCCACAACAGATAAAGCGCCCGACAGGTTAATGCCTGCCGGGCGCTTTTCTTCTAATTATTATTTTATCTCCTATTTCTTTTAGCTTTACTCACCATCCTGTCAATATCCTTTTCGGAGAGGTGGGCGTGTCCCGGCGGAGCATCCTCCAGATAGTATGCACGGTCATCGCCGACAACAATCACGCACTCCTCGATAGGAAAGACAGCAACGTGTTCTGTCTCCTGCTTCTGCTTGCAGTCGTTGAGAAATGTAGCAAGCATCTCCGATGAATGCCATGTGACATACAGCTTACCCTCAATACGAATCTGCATCTTACAGTAGCTCTCGCAACTCTTCACGCAACTCGCCTCTTGGGTAAAGTCTACGACATCCATCACGACTGCATTATCTATCAGCTGCACGATGTCAATATAGGAGCCTTTGAACGAGCCCCTATACTTAACACCGATTTCACTAACCTTTGGCATACCGTCAGTCGCCTAAGAGTATCTTATCAATCTCCTCGTCAGAGAAGCCATTCTCCGACAGCACCTCACGCCACTCCTCATCGGTAGGCTCATGGTCAGCCTGTACGGAGACATAATCAGCAACAGGTATAGTCACTGACACGACAACGGGTTCCCCGCTGTCCTCGTCTGTTTTTACCTCTTCGCTCTCTTCGTCGCGATGGTTGTAAAAGCGTCGGTACTCGTTCTCCTGTGGGTTCGGCACCGGAAGCGTCATCTTCTTTACCTCTGCGCCCCTTGGCGAATCGGTCGATGCGGTCAAAAACTTCACTGTATTCATTCTTTAGATCTTTTAATAAGTTATTACTATCACTATATTTAAAATACCCCAGATAGGAGCATACACAACTCCTCTCGTATATGCCGTTCTGAGGCCTCTTGGTAAGCTGCCTTAGCTTGTGGATGAAGCGGTATTTGATACTCGCACGTACACGTACACGGGTATTCTCCGTACCTACCGCGTAAGAGCAGAAGTCTATCCTGCGCTTATCGATAGGGAAGAGGGTAATCTTGCCGAAGGTCAGCCCCAGTCCGGAAATAAACTCCGACGCACGGCGTATAATCATCTTCGCCTCCCTCTTGTCCTTAACGAGAATGACAATATCATCGACATATCGGGTATAATACCTCGCACCAAGTTCCTGAAGAACGAAGTAGTCAAGCGGCGTGAGGTAGAAGTTGCCGTTGTTCTGCGAGGTAAGAGCACCGATAGAAATGGATAAATCCGTCTCCGGCTTATAGCTCATAATCACAGCCTCCAGCAAACTAAGAGCCCTTTCGCCCTTGTACTTGCGTCTGATCATCTCCATCAACTTACTCTTGTTGATGTTAGGATAATACTTCTTCACGTCGAGCTTAACACACAGATTATAGCCGCTCCGGTGGATGTCCTGTCTTACTTGCTTACTCGCCTTCAGCGTGCCACGCCCTTTGATACTGCCAAAGGTACGCTTCACGAAGTGACGGTCGAGCCGGAAGAACTTGACAAGCAACTGATGTACTATGCGGTCCTCTATGCCGACAACATGAATCTCTCTCACCTTTTTCTCCGTCCGGAGATAAAACACTCTGCCCTTGTCGGGCTTCCACGTGCCATCCCTTAGCCGGCGTTGCAACGATAAGAGATTCTTCTTCTCATTTGCTCCAAAAGCCTTAACATCACAGCGATTCTTCTTTCCATCTCCTGTACTGCACAATCGCCAAGCATTGTACAGGCTGTTATACTCCGTCATTTCGGAGAAATTGACAATCGCCCTTTTCATAAATAATATGACTCCTCAAATAGTTTTAATAGACCGAAGCGTCAGTCGCTTCCATCTTTTACGAGCGGTTTTCGTGCCGTGCGTACAAATGCTTCCATCCGCTACTAACCGACCGTAGGCGTAGCATATTTTACTCACCCCCTGAAGAGTGACAGCCACAATGGCTGCAATTAGTAAGGTCTGCATTCTCCGTAAAAATCTTACAATATCTTTTCGCTGCTACGAAGCTTCAGGAGTTAGGGCACCGCCGTAGTTCGGGTTCGCGTTCGAGGCAACGTTGTTCGAGTTCACAACCGAGACACCGAGCTTGGAACCGTTGTTCGCACTACCAACCACCGCGGGAACTTGAAAATGCAGCCCACGTGGCGGCTCTTATCGAGCCGCCACGATTTAAGTATCATCGCCTCAAGCCAATGGGTTCCGCCCCTGCCGGGGCGGCGATTTCGGCTCCGCTATGCGGCTACCGTTCCATCGGCTATCGTGTCGGACGGGTCCGAGGAAGCGGGGGCACCGCCGAAGCGCGGGGTCGCGGACGAGGCAACGTGGGACGAGTTCACAACCGAGACACCGAGCCTGGAACCGTGGTCCGCACCACCAACCACCGCGGGAACATATACAGTGGTCTCCGATGGGTTAGCAGCTCGCCAGTAATTGTCACACATACCGGTCGTCGCTGATGCACCGAGAGCGGATGGAATGAGAGTATCCTTGTAGTTCTCTAAGATAAATCCATCAGTAGTGGAAGTATCCTTCGCCGCTTCGTCGCATACCGCCTCATAGTCGTCTGTCACATCGAATGCAATCTTCGACAAATCCTTACAGCGATACCAAACCTGATTCTTCTTGATGTATCCGGTCGCCCATATCCAGTAAGGACCAGACAGACGATTCTCACACCAGAGGAACTTGTTCGGCTTAACGGTCACACTGACATCCGCCTTATTCTTCACTGTTACTGACAACTCGCCCTCGTGACCCTTTATGCTGTTAGTTACACCCGTCTTATGGAACGGGCTGCAATAAGTGTAACCCGCATCGACGTTACCGCCATTAGTGTACCACCAAGTCCAATCAACATTATCAATACCCTCATAAATACTCTGAGAGTTAAAGGTCTGCTTAATGAGCCAGAAATACATACGATATACCTCATGGTCTTGCATCGCATACTCACGGTAGTTGTCGCCGAATGCCTTGGCGTAGTCGTGGTACTGCTGTATATTGTAATTCTGCGTAGTCCACTGGTCGGCGATAGAGAGCAGCTTACCATCAATCACCGTGCCGCCGTAACATGGAACGAAGCGTGAGCCGATATAGCGATAGCCACGCACCTTATAGACGGAGAATTTGAAAATCTTCGTATTAGTTGATGCGTCGTACTCATACTTGGCCCAGATACCGCCGAGATGCGCCATTACTTGGTGGAGTGGGTCGTTGAGCACCGCCGTCAGTCCGTCGGCTGTCTTGGTAATGTCGTCGCCGTTAAGATACGCCACTACGCGGCTGTTGCTGTCAAGCAGTACAGGATACGCCGTAGCGAGTATCTTAGTAATCATACCTAAGTTGCCCTCTATGGCAGGTATGGTAGATGTCTGCATAGAGTAGCGTTTGAGTACCACTCTATTCAGCGGAACGTCCGGATAGACACCATTCGCGTCAGGCGCCGCCGATAAAATCTCAGTAATGGAGCATTGCTTGCTCACCCCATTCTGTACGACTTCAAAAACCTCTTGCCCTTGAAGAGCCGAAGCCGTTGGCATTTCTGTAATCTTCATAATCAAATATGCTATTAATAAATTAACATTCAATCTCCTCACCCGACTCTGTTGTACGTGCCGTGCCGTCCTCAGTAAGTCGCGCCTCCAACGGGCGGAAATGTACCGTCACAGTCTTATAGAGGCTTGAGTTCTGCGTTGACACAATATTGAATTTCACATCGCACTCCTCGTCGGAAGAAATCTCGCCGTTAGGCAATATCTCGCCCTTGTAATTTAACGGAATAAACACCTTCGACATATTCGCCGTGCGCGGGAAAAGAGTGACCTCCGCCACTACTGTACCACCTATCACGCACTCCTCCGGACATTCCACGCTCATGGATGCCGGGATAGCCGCGAACTTGTCAACACCGCTCGTCTGCGCCGACAGGTTGTAAGCGTCCTCCGCATTCTTGATAGCCTGCTGCGCCAGAGTGATCAGCGGCGTAATGACCTCCGCCTGTGCGTTCACATTGTCCGCCGCCGTCTGTGCCTTCTGCGTGGCCGTATCGGCTACCGCTGCCGCCGCATTGGCTGTAGCGGTGCTCTGCGCCGCCTTCTGTGTCGCGGTATCAGCTTTAGTGGCACTTTGTAAAGCTGTCTTTGAGGCGTTATTGGCTGCCTCTGCTGCTGCAAGCGCTTCCTCCGCCGACACGATACAAAACCACCATGCCGTGTCCGTCACATCATGCCCGACATTATTGTCCTGCAGCGATAGGTATGCTCCATTATTCTCATTTACAAGATCAAGGCGCTCATATGATGTGGTTTCATCATACGAGCCTCGTGGCGTGATGCCAACCTTGCCCAGATCAATAGACTTTTGTTCTGCCATATCATCTATAATTAAAGTTTAAATGCCCGGTTTCTTCGTTCAGCACGAACTGCTCTGCGGCAACTTCGTCCTGATAATTCATGATAAGTTGCATGTCATCGTCAACGTAGAAGGATGGATACAGCACACCGCCCTTGGCCAGTATGCCGGTATCTACATATTCCCCAGCCTTGTCGTCCCATTGCCACCAGTTGCCATTTTCGCCCTGTTTTGGAGGATTATCAGCTTGTTCCTTAGCTCTTTCTGCTTGTTTATTCGCTTCTATAGCAGATGCATTAGCATTGTTCGCTGCCGCATCAGCTTTGGTTGCCGCATCAAGAGCTGCCGCCTTTTCGGTCGTAATATCAGTTATCGCCGCTGTGACTCTGGCTGCAGCTGCATCAGCATTGGCTGCAGCGCCAATAGCCGCCTCCTTCTCTGCAGTGATGTCGGCAACAGCCGAGGTAACCTTTGATGCAGCTGTATTGGCGGAGCGTGCCGCAGCGTTAGCTGACGATGCCGCAGATACAGCACCCTTTACAGCTTCGCTTGACTCCGATACGCGTTGTGATTCAGCCTCCTTACGAGCAGCCTCAGCAGATATACGCTCGTCCTCGGCAACGATTCTGCTATTTTCAGCGGTGATGCGCGCGTTCTCTGCCGTTATACGTTCATTCTCCGCCGTAATACGTGCCGATTCATTCTTCTCGATAGCTGTGCGAGAGGAGTTGGCAGCATCAGCCGCAGTATTGGCTCTCTCAGCTGCGAGAGTGGCAGGTTTACCATTGGCGATACACTTCCACTTCGTTGAATCAAGATAGTCGGCTCCGCTATTATTGTCGTAGAGAGACAGATAACAGGAGTCCTCCGTAGTGACGAACTCAAAAATGCCATAAGACTTCGATGTATCGAGCGTGCCGGCGTCGTTAAAGATGACATTGTTTGTCATTCGTCCGCAGTCCACCCATCCATCATCGGTATTGACATATATGTCATAGATAGGATTTGAGCGTCTCGTGTCTGATGATTCGTATGTCGGTCCTACGCTATATATCTCGCCAACAGCCGCATTAGTCGGCAGATCCTTCTCAGATGTGACTACACCAAGTATTTTCAGGCGGTTCACGAACAGAGGCGACAATTCCTCCCACGTCTCGCCATCGCGAGTGATTTCTATTCTGCCAACATCCTCGCCGTATCTTGCATCGGCCGTCCAGCGAAACCATGCGGCGATGTAATCGGACGACTCCTCCCATGTTTCTTCATCGTACGAGAAACAGAGCTTGTTGTTTATTGTCTTAAACCACGGCGTGAGTCCATTGTTACCCTTCGGTCCCACAGCTGCCACGCCGGTATCCTCTCCATTAATAATCCATGTACCTTCGGCAGACACTGAAATCTCGCCACCAATGGAGAGCTCATTGATAGTAGTCCAGTTTGACGACAATCCCCAGTGGTCGTTATCGAGCTGCATTGAAGATATTGCACGTTCACGGATGGCGTCTCCCTTCATGTCGACATAAGAGATGGTAATGCCCTTACGGCGCATATCGGGAGGCAGAAGGTTGCGTGTGGCCTCAGGAGAGCCCTGATAAGTCAAGAAAATATCGTTGAACTGTTTAAGAATATCTTCGAGAGTCGCGCCCGTGCGCCCATCGTGGATGGATTGCAGGACTGTACGAGGAAATATGGGCTCCTCTCTATCACCATTTCGCCGATAGAGCTGCTGCACGGAAGAGTAGCGCTCCCCGTGCGAACAGATTTCATGTATGTTATGATTCTTATCCATATTGCTATGATTTGGTTATCTTCCCAACTTTTCCAACTGCGGAACCAGCTAACGGACCGCCATAAATGGTAGCCACTGCTGACAAGCCGGAGCTAAGTAAGCCACCAAGAGCCTGCGTGTTCTGCTGCTCCTTCTGCATCTCGGCATTGGAGATAGCGGTATCGTAATCGCGTGCGGCCTTTTGATACGCCTCGAACGCCGCATCACGTCTGGCAGAGCCTTCGGATGCAACCTTGGACATCATATTGGATATTGTCTCGTTGGCTGCGGATTTCTGCATTGCCACACTCTCGTCGGTGGCTCCTGTCACTGCCGCTGAGGCTGCCGCACGCTTATTGTTAGCCATAAGCATGTCGCGCGCCTGCTTAAGAGCCGCTGCATTGGCGCTATCTTGCAGCGGGTCTTCGTAAGCCTTGCGCAGATAGTAAGAGGTCTCGCGCTGCCTGCCCTTGTTCAAGTTGTCGATGGCTTTGTCATACGCCCCTTCCCCTCCAAAAATTCCTGATAAAAATCCCATTATCTCATTATATTATTATAAGAGCAAAAATAAATTGTTAGATTTGCAATGTTCTGATAAAAAAATTACTATGGCAAAGGAATATCATATTGGAGAGAAAGTACTTATCGTCAAGGAGGGCAGGACGGCAATGGTGGAGAGTAAATTCAACTCGTCGCTAATAGTAGTCATGGACGATACTCACGAGATACGAGAAGTCCCGCTTTGCGAGATAGAGCCCTACGTGGCAGAGACGGTGCTGCATGACGCAAATGGTAAATTCGCGAAGGGACACAAGAAGGTGCCCGGTAGTGGAACGAAAAAAGGTTACAAGCAGATACAGAATGTGATAATAGAGCAGCTGTATCCATATCTCTCGGAGTTGGGAACCATGATAGCACAGATTGATGATCCATTCGACCAGATACGCGCAATAGCAATGATGGCTCGTCACGCTATACCAACACAAGCGGCTGTCAGCATCACTGACCAGACACCGAGGAACCTCTCGGCCGAGCAAGAGTTGGCGAAGCTAAACGCAAAGTTTGAAGGCTTGCCTGAACCAAAGATAAGCAACGAAGAGGAATAAAAAAACGCCTCCTTTTCTCACAAAGGAGGCGAAAAAAAAGTATGAAAACATGCTCATCAGAACCATTTATACGCCTATAAAAGGTTATTAATCTGATGGCTCATTTCTAATTTCGATTTAAAGATAAAGCCTTTAAGACTGCCCCCCCCAATAAGATTTTCCAAAATTTTAGACTAAAGGTGTGACATTGCAAAAAACGCTGCACCCTTTTCGCAAAGAATGCAGCGCAACGAAACTATTTATGAGTTTACTAATTTATGACCATTCTAATACCTATTGAATCTTCATCTTTAACTAATAGAATAAATTTATAACATAATCAACTATACTTTTCACCGTCAAAGATATGCTCTTTGCAAATCTTTTTGGAGAAAAGTTCAATCGGCTATGGCTAAATGTGTTACATCGTGAGACCTTAGTGTAGAATTTCATCCACTCTTGCTTGCGTTGTTCCAGATCATCTCCGTGACAACGCTCCTCACTCTTGCGGCTTGGGGTGTAGTAGAACGCTGCCGACTTGAACTCATTGTAGTCGAGACGATTCTTGAATCGCCCTCGCAAAACTAAGGACTTATACGAATCGGAGCGGCAGGAATAGAGATAATCCCTGTAACTTGACATAGGATGCTTGCGCATGTACGCTCTACGTCCACCCTCTTCGTTATGCAGTTCATAAGTAAGTGGGATGAGACTACGCCTCGTTGGGTCCCAGATAACGAAGTATCGCAGCTTATCCTTACGATACTTACGTTCAGCCTCGTCTACAGCTTTAAGATACATCTTGCTTGCGCGCCACAACAGGATAGCGTTTCGGATGGCAGCCAAGCCAAAAAGTTTTTTTACTTTAATTCTCATGAGTTTTTATGTTTAATGATGTTTCAAAATGACTTCCGCCCCGGATGACTTGGTACGGATATTATCAATAAGCTTCTTCCTCTCTGCAGCCGTGCGACTCCTCTTGACAGGATATCTGTCCCACTCAAATCGGGAGACGTAGACCCCGATAGAACGCGACATAACGCGGTCATCATGCTTACCAGGAATAGCACCGTATGTATTATTCGGGAACTTCATATAGTAAGAATGTTCCTTAGTGCATTCTCTCTCTCGCTCTATATACAGAGTGTCACGTATACACTGTCCCATATATTTTACAATGGCGACCTTGGTAGACCTGTTGGTGTTGAATCCCCATCGCTGCTCCTGATGAGCCTTCTTGTCCGTCTCCGACTGATTTTTGCTATACACATGGTCGTATATAGGAATGAGGATAGGAAAGAACAACTCCGACTGATTGTCATTCTGCGTATCGTTGAACTTGGAATAGGCAGTGTTGTTCTCGACTATCAATAGTGCATCGTTGTAGTAGTGTGCTATCTGAGCACACTTTATCGCCAACAGGTCGGCATCGAGGTGACAGGTGTAAGATGCCACAACCGTTGGTCCTGCATCTTCGTTGAGCACGCCACTATCATCGAGCATCATATCTATGCGGTCGAGCACAGTTATGACAGAGAAGTCAGACGTACGCTTAGCGCCGCCGATGTCGACGGACACGAAGTAGCGGTTAGAATATTGAGTGGCGGACTTATCGGGATACTCCCATATCTTCAAATCGCCCGTCGCGCTACTCTCCAGATGCAAGTTTTCAAGGCACGATTCACCCTTGGGCGTCTTGCCAAAGATGTCTCCACGGAATTTGGGAGGTTTGCAGTAGCGGTTCATCTGCTCAACGCGATACGGGTCGAATTCCAGCTGACCGCTGTATTTGAACGCCTCCACCGGGTTGGACGGGAACTCCTGCTGCATATCCTGGATATCATCATACTCGCGCATCTTGTTACGATACCAACAGATGCCCTGCAGAGTAGCGCCGATAGTCCATAGCCAATAGAGGTAGTTCCAGTGGCCCGACTGCTCCGCACGTCGGTCGAGAAGCATCTGGGCGAATTGCAAGATGTCGTCAGGCTCCTCCTGATACATCTCAATCTCCCACCAAGCGACAAACAGCTGCTCGAATGCAGACACCTTCTCTCCATACTCATCCATCTGACCGGCTCTGTCCCACTCGTCCTTAAAGAAGTTCTGACCGTTGGCTGTAGATTCATAGACAATGACAGACAGAGGCTTGGTCGGAATACCGGAGCAAGATGACTTGATCTGCTTCTTCGGGTTCATCTTATCTGTCTCCGGCCAGAAGGCCACCTCGGTGCAGTGAGCCATAGCAGAGTCTCCACCACGAGCTCCCTCAGGGTTCATCGCCGTCGCTGTCTTGATCTTGCAGTTGCGTGGAGGAATGAGCGATATATTCTGCGTGCCTCCACCCTTTATCTTAGGCTTGCTGCTATCATAATCCTCACCAAGCTCGTAAAATAGGAAGTCCGGCAACTGATTGATAAGTTTGATGTACATATCCTTCACTTCGGCAGCAGAATCACCCTGATGGCCAACGATGATACTACTCCATGACTTCTTCCACATAATCTGTATCCACGACATGTAGACCTGCGTACACGTAGAACCTCCCCACTGACGAGCCTTCAGCATAATCACACGTATGGGCTTCCCTGCGAGACGCATCTTCTCGAATAGCTTAACAAACTTTATCTGAGCAGGACGAAGGAGAAAAGGAATATCATCGCCTCCATCCTTGTTCTTAATCTTGACAAAAGCGTAGGAGTAGAAATAGAAATCGTACTTGCCACGAAGTCGAAGCAGTTCCTCTATGATAGTCGCCCTCAGTTCTGCGTTGTATTCCCCGTAGACATTATAGGAAAACTCCTCGACGCTGCCTGCCCGATTCAACTGATAGATAAAACCAATGGAGAACATCTCCAGCGGTAAGAAGAGAGCACGCCCGTCGAAGAAATCATCGAGTACAAGCTCGCGTCGTTCCCCCGGTGCATTCTCGCCCGTCAGAGGATTATACTTAGGGAAGAGCTCCGCAGCACGGGTCTCGTTCTCCTTGACCATCGCTCGTGCTTGCGCCGTTATGCTGTCCTTCGCCATATGCCCTCCCACTTTGACCATAAGAACCCGAGAAACAACATGGCTGCATGATGCGCCGCAGCGATGCCGGGGATGAACAAGGAGATGGCTATAGGCGCAATGATATTGAACATAGCTACCCTGTTCCTGTATGTCAGCGTCATGCCGATAAGGAAATATATGACAACACTCCATCCAATGACAGGCAGAGCGGACGGGATGAATGAACATCCGACAGCACACAGCCACGCCACGAATAGACGGCCAGGCGATGCAATGCGCCAAAGAAATATGTAAGACGTAGCATTCAGCATATAATGAATGTATCCTGCATGTCCGAACATATATGTCAGTCTGCAAGACGATAGCTCACGATGGTGGGGCACGAGGACAGCCATCACCGCGAGAAGGATCAACTGATAGCGCAGCTTCATCTGTTATTTCGCTCCCATTTTATGAAGGATGAACGCTATGCGATTGCGTGACAGACCGAGGCAGGGAGCACCGTGAGTGAGCGCCGTTCTCGCCACCATCGGCAAATTTTCTTCCCCCTTGGCCATAACGGAATTGCACACATTGATGAAGCTCTCATACATGCGTCTCTTATAGGGAGTCCTTGCAAGCAGTTCTCCCGTTTTAAGGTAGTACCTAAGTATCCTGAGCGCGCGTTCCTCGCTGATGTAGTGACAGCCGACAGGCATAGATACCATGTGCTGACATACATCCTTAAAACTCTCAAACTCGCAAGTTCTTTTGAGAGATGTATAAATTGCAAACATCTCCCGATTGCGGTCAAGTTGCATTAATCCAATATCACCCTTATGTCTCGGCATTGCTTTATAATAAAAGAAACGCTCTAAATTATAATATAGAGATTTGTTATATCCGTAAATTGATGATTACATAGGCTAAATTTGTGACATACACTAATAATAGTATAGAAAAATGGCAAAGGAAGAGTCAAATAAACCGCCGCGTCGTTCGTGGCGAGATGTATTGGCGGAACGTAATCCCGACCTGAATATCGACGACGAACAGGATGTCGGCGACTATATGTCCGACCAGTTTTCGCAGTTCGATGAAGGAGAGAAGCAGCGCAAGTCATTCAACGACATGCTGTCGAGTGACGAGCGTACCGCAGGCTTACTGACCGGATTGGCGACAGGCATGGATGAGAATGGCGAAGAGTTCTCGCTCGCTGCCTATCTGCTGAAGAACTATGGAGATATTATCCGTGATGCCGCCGATGAGGAGGATGCAGTGAAAAAGGCAAAGGAGAGAGAGGCAGAATCTATCAAGAAGGCTGCCGATGAGGCTAAGCGCAAGAAATCACTGGAAGGGGCACTGAAGAAAACCGATGAGGCCTTGACGGAGGCTGTCAATGCCGCAAACGTAGACGACGCTACGGCACAGGCAATGTTGGCATGGCTGTATGGCAGTAAGGATGACGATAATGATTTGGTACATCGCATAATACGCCATGAGCTAAACGCCGACGACTGGAGCAGGCTTTTGTTCGCCTTCAATATGGACAACTCACTCACTGCAGCGCGCGAAGAGGGACGCAAAAACGGAGCCAAGAGTCGCGCAGGCAAATCACACCGCAATCTCGCAGAGGATATTCCAACAGACCTTGGCGGAGGTGGTGGAGAGGAGTCAGGCGAGGAATATGAGGACCCGACAATCCAGCGATACAAAGGCATGCGCAGAAGATTTTAGAATCCAATTTTTATTTACAGTTATATAAGTATGAAGAAGTTTAAATCAACATTTCAGTTTTTCCTTCGAGTAGCGATGATGTTTCTTATGGGCATTGTTGCCGGAGGCTATGCTTGTGCAGCCGACACTCTTGATGGTGAGGGCGTTCAGGACTTGGGAGGTGGCAAGGGCAAAGGCGTAGATGGTGCTTCCTCAGTCACGCAGAATGAGGGCATTCAGGACAATGAGTGGTTCGTGAAACAGCTCAACAAGACCATTGTTGAGATGAAGTTCACCGGCACACCTATCGACCAGATACTCCGCCACGCATCGACCAACAAGTCGGAGTCAATCACCGTAAAATACTATTCCGTAGGTCAGCGCCCATTGACAGCTACACTTGCAGAAGATGTATCAGCCATGACTACAGAGACACCTAAAGCCATCACGCTGCAGGACAACAATATTGTCGGTGCGATGGATACGCTTTTGGTGATGAATGCCGACGGCACATTCGTCAATGGCTACGTGTCGGGTACAGACACAGTAGACCCAGAGCATCCCTTGATGTTGCGAGTTCACGCCATCAACAGCGATACAAGTCTGCCGATGGTATACGCCATCAACGGAAAGAAGAGCAGCCAGGGCAATCCATATCTCATTCCGAAGCTCGACAAGGGTACAGTACTCCTCCGCATGGGACGTGCAGCAGCCGAGAAGGATGTGCAGACTGGACGTTACTATCAGCTTCCTTCACCGGACGAGCAGTACTGCCAGCGTTTTATGATGCAGGTGGAGCAGACCGTATACGACCGCTTCTCAAAGAAAGAGGTAGACTGGACATTCAGCCGTATGGAGCGTATGGCTATGGAGGATATGCGTATCGGTATGGAGGCAAGCGGTCTCTTCGGCATCAAGTCTAAGCACGCCTTCACAGGCCAGGGAAATGTATGGACTTGCGAGGGCATCTGGTACAAGGCCGGCAAGGATCTCGAACTTGGCCACTGGGAGAAGGTGGTTGATGCAGACGGTACAGCGAAGGTAGATGAGACCGGAAACTACGTTAAGCAGTATGTAATCAGTGAAGAGGAGCTTGTTGACTTCGTCGGTCAGATTATCGACGGTGCAGGCAATGGCAGCCGCCAGAAGCTTGTGTTTGTTGACAATTTTATCTATCAGGCACTATGCAAGATTAAGACCAACAACCGCACACGTATCTTTGATCCGTCGAGCAACCTTAGCAAGTGGGGACTTGACTTCCAGACATTCGAGTCAATGGGCACCAAACTCTTGTTCTACCGCCACGACCTGTTCAATGCGTGGGGATTCAGTGGCCGTGCATTCGTGCTTGACCCCGAGTACCTCGACAAGTGGACATTCATGAGCTGGAGCCGCAACGAGTACAACCTTAAAGAGCTCTTTATCCGCAATGCCGATGCAGTAACCATGGAGGAGTTCTCCTGCTGGACACTTTCATTCCCCGACGCTCACGCACGCGTAAGCATCCCGGAATATGTGGAGGAGAAGGCTCCGACTACAGCCGCAGCATAACCAATTAATCATAACTAAATCAATCGTAAGGGAGGAGGACAATTAAAAAATCCTTCTCCCTTTTTTAATTAGAAGGAATATGAGTACCCTATATAGATTTCAGGCAAAATCAAGCCTCAGTTTCAAAGTAACTAACCGAGGCCGACAAATGTTTGTTAACTTCTCCTCCTCGTTCCGAGGCAACTCCACATTCTTTACATCGGACGAGCAGCTTGCGGAGAAGATTCGCGCTCACCGTTGGTTTCGTGAGGGCAGAATACAGGAAATTGTCATTGAATCGACACCGCAGGATGAGACCAAGGCTGAGGCTGCAGCGCAGACCACAACAAAGACGGAGGTGAAATACTCCATCACGGGAAAGCGCTTCGTGCGTACCACCGCAACCATACCGACAACTCCGGCGGATGATGACAAAGGAGAGGAGACAACTCCCGACACCACAGAGAGCCCCGATGAGACTACCAATGAGGAGCAGAAGGTTGAGCTTAATCCGGACGATGTAACAACGTTTATGGAGGCAAAAGAGTATCTCATTGAAGCCTACGGCATTGAGCGTTCAGCGATACGCACAAAGGATGCAATGGCTGAGGTTTGTAAAGAGAAAGGTATTACATTTAAAAATTACGACTTAGACGTATGACAATTAGTGACATCATTAAGAGGGTGCGAGTAGTGATTGATGATGTCGGTGGACTCTCTGACACCTTCACGAGTGAGACGGATGACGCGTTGGAGCAGTTCGTGGACCTGGCGCTTGCGCTGATGTCGACACAAGATGGCGTGGAGGCTACGCCTAAAGAGGATGTTGAAACTAATGTGGCAACATTTAAGCGTCCGGACGGACAATATTACACTGAGGTAATACAACCGGAAGATTTTTTAAAGTTCATAAGTTTGGAACTTGTTGGTTGGAAAATGCCAGTATATACTCTTATTCCTGTGAGTTCACCCCTTTTTGCGGTTCAATACTCACCAGCGAAAGGAGTTGCTAATGGAGTACATTCACCTATAGCTTTCATAACAAATGACAAGATTAAAAAAATCATAGCGCATCCCGCTCCAGCTCGTGCTACCGGCAGCTCTGCTACAGAATATTCGCTCAGATATATCCCGACGTTATCGATATCCAATCTTGATGATAAATACTCAGGAGCACTTACGTACTATGCGGCAGCCCTCTATCATGAATCCGTCAACGAGGCTGCGTTGGCGAAGGATGAGATGGCTATTGCCCAGAATATGATAGTGAATGAGAAAGCTAAAAACGAAAATTAAATATGAAAGGAAGATTTGAATATGTTGCCGGCGTAGTCCCCGAGGGACGATGCGGCGGAAGTCATGTGCGTCCACCTCGCCCGAGTGAGGAGCAGCAGCCACTGCCATACACCCAAGAGGAGGTTGCGGAATTGCTGAGCCTTATACCTCACAAGGCAGACAAGGCGGAAGTGCCGGAGATGGAAAAGCTCAGTGATGTCAACTATATTGGTCATGTTGCTGAGGCTTCTGCCTTGCCCGACCCATTTGATCAGCCGGCATGGGCATTGGTTGGGAGCGTTAAGGAGTCCACTCCATACTTCTATTATGTAGTGCCTTTCATTCCGAAGGGCTATGAAGCAGGATGGAACAATATGTCGGATGCGCTTGGCACCTACGACTTGACCATCGACAAGGTGAGCATCTTCGATTACACTCTCCTCACCGAGTATAATGTTTCGAACAACCATCTCCACGAATCATTTGTCTACTCATTAGACTGGCGCAAGATTCCGTACAGCTCGAACTATCCCCTGTATGACAAGGATAAACTCTACGATTGTCACCAGCGCGTGAGGATGCCAGACGACGAGGACAGCAGCTATCAGAGCGTCCGTAGAACCGCCGAGGCTCCATACACAATAGAGTCGACGTCCCTGTTTACCTTGGCTGAGGCTATTGACTCCACGCCTGATGAGTATCGCACGCCCGGCATGCGACTGACATTCTGCAGCAGCGAGTCGCACAGAGTGGAAACATGGATATTTCTGAATATCCACAAGAACTTCTGGAACGACCTCACGCAATGGCAGAAGGTGGACTACAGAGCTCAGCAGAACGAGTTGATAGCAAAGGAGGCATATAGAGAAAATTTCGACCTGCCGGAGCTGACGGCAGCACGAGCCATAGCCGACGACTTTGGCAGACGCTTCACCGATGAGTATATCCGTAAAGACACCATAGTCAACTACCTGACAGAGGTGCTGAACAAACTCTTTGTGGAGAATCCACCAACGATACTGGATGGATACATCACTCCGACAATGCTTAGCGAATCGACAAAGGAACTGTTAGGCAGCGAGAGCGTCACCAACCTTCCGGACGAGGAGGATATCACGACTGTAGACGGAGTGCTTAAGCTCAAGGATAGACCATACTTCCCTACGGGAGATAGAGGTAAGGGCTATAAGTTGTTGCGCTGCAACATGGTGAACGGAGTAAACGTACTTATACAGGATGCTATCAACACTCCGAATACACTGTACGAATCCCGTTACGATTTCGACCTTGGAGGAAAGACAATCACCCTGCCGGAAGGAAGTATACTGTGTGTGAAGGGAGGAAGTTTCCGCAACGGAACGATTGATCTTAATGGCTGCCTTGCTGACATACCGGGTCAGTTCTGGGAGGAGTGCTTCAAGAGCTCCGTGACAGTGACTGGCATAGCCAAGGGGCAGCTGATAGTCCACGCCGACTCAATGGAGTTTATGAAGTCCGAAGGACCAATAACGATAGTGTGAATAAGTAAGAGGGGAGACTTTTACCGGTCTCCCCTCTCTTCTTGTTAGTCCCTAAGCAGGTTCTTGCAGTAGAAATACTCCCAAATCTTGGTATTGCTGCCCCAGTCATCATCCTGAAAATAGAACCTATGCGCCACCTTAAGAATCTGTTCTTCGTTAAGATCGAGGCAGAGGTCGGAATACATGGCATTGAAGGCAACATACTTGTCCCATTTATTGGTGCCTGAAGGGAAAGAGAATCCCCTTGTAGCCGCTTCAATCTGTTCGCACGACCAATGCGCACCGTGAGATTTCTCGCCATCTCTGCCCTTATAGCTAATGCCGGACACATCGTAGAGAGCAAAGGCCTCGTTATAGTGGTTCCCGTACATTATGCCATGTTGCTGGCGCATGAACTTCCAATAGAGACCACTCAATTCAGGGTGTTCCTCTTGGATAACACTTAGCAGGTCACTAACATTGTCGATGCTTGCCCACATGGTCTTTTCGGAGGTGACACCCTGCTTGCGTGCCTCCTCCAGCATCTCCTTGAAACTATACTTTCTCATTTCACATATTGTTATTAATCATTATCGCCCGTAGCCGCGAGTGATGGGACCACCGGAGAGTGCTCCGTCATCGACTCTATCTGTGCGGTCAAATCGCTTATTCGCTTCTCCATACGCCTTGTGCGCATGAAGATTTGGTCGAGGATGCAAGGAAACATATCGACCTTGCCATCTTCGAGGAGTGCACAGCTTGCACAATCC